AGGGCTGGCCGTCTATATGGCCAGCAAGCTGACTTGACGCATGGCTGTCGCTTGGGTAGTTCCGACCGGAGCGAGCATCCGCAAGGTGTTGTCGGCGGGGACGCAGCAGCGTGCCAACGAGAACACGGCGGACACCGTTCTGGAGGGTGACCCGTTTGATCCGAACTCCGCGCACCGTCGAAACCAGCTGGTGGCCGAGGCGGTGGAGGAGGTTCGCGGGGCAATCCGGGTCGGGCAGGTCTATCCGCTGAGCGAGACGGCAGGGAGCATTCCCCCGGAGGCGGAGTATCACACGCTGATGCTCGCCGCGTACCGGTTCATCACGGCGGCGGTCGGGCACGAGCAGCAAGGGATTCAGTGGGCAGTTCTGACCGCCCCGGATTCGGCATTCACACGTCTGTTCAAGGACGCTTGCGAGTATCTCAAGGCGTTGGCGAAGGGCGCAGCGGTGTCAGAGCCGCTAGACCCGGAGGACGACGTGCCTGGGCGCATTCGCTGGGCAGACAGCCTCGCAACCGACGAGGAATACGAGGCAGGGGTGACGGAGGACGGGGTGATTGTGGACCGGAACAGTCAGAACATGAACACGCAATAAGTACGTGGCTGATACTCTTCATATTCGCGTTGGCGGTCGTCGTGGGCGTTTACCTCGGAACCCGAGGCAAACCGTGACCGAGGGGCTGCCGCTGTGGAAGGTGTTCGCGCAGGAGGCGGGCGACGTCAATCTGTCCGTCAAGGCGTTGATTCGCGATGCGGCTGGGCGCCTGCTGCTCCTGAAGGATGCTCGCAGCCATTGGTGGGATTTGCCGGGCGGCCACGTGCACGGTGGCGAGACGCTGGAGGAGGCAATCGAGCGGGAAGTGTTCGAGGAAACCGGGTTGCGGGTTCTGTCGATGAAGGAGTTTGGAACGAGCGAGTTGAAACTGGGTCGGGAGGAAAGGGTTGTTTCGTTCTACGAGGTTCAGGCGAGTGGCGACGTGGCGGTGTCGCACGAGCACAAGGGATTTGAGTGGGTTGAGCCAAAGGACGTGGCCAACTACGACGTGGGTGTGTTCCGGGCGGCCATCGAGTCGTTCACGGGCGGGGAACGGCGGGTCAAGGCCGCAATGGAGGCGTTGAAGGAAGTCATTCGCATCGAGCGGCTGTCGCGTCGGACGGAGGCGGTGCTGGCCATCGAACGCAAACCTGAGGACGCCAAAGAGCGGGTGCGCCGGGAGGCGGAGGCTGTGATGCGCGAGTCGATGCACCGCGCGCTGGCCTTGGCAGAGGCAGACGCCTTGGCTCGGGAGCGGAATAGCAAGGCGCGGGACGCAGAGTTGGCAACAGCGATGTTGCTGGTACTTTTGGTCGGTGTCGAGGAGGCATACGGCCATACGGCGCCGCAATTGGCGACGATTGCCCGCGATGCCGACCATTCAGACGTGGCGACTACAGAGGAGGAGAAAGCGCATGCAGACACTCGCGAGCCGCTGTTGAAAGACTTTGTTGAGGATTCGGTTCAAAAAACTCGCGCAGCCGCCAAACAATCGCGCAAGGACGGCGACAGGCCGCGTGAGGTTGCCAGGAAGGTGAAACAAGCCAAGGAGGAGATAGAGCAGAGTCGGGGCAAGACGGTCGCAGACACAGAGGCAGCGGCAGCCAGTGCAGCGAGCCAGTTGCGGGCGTTGAAGCGGGCGGGTTACACGCACGCATTCTGGGTGACAGTCGGGGACGACAGGGTGCGTGAAAGTCACGTCGCGTGCGAGGCGGCAGGGGCGGTGAAGATCGGGAGCAAGTTCCCGAACGGGCTGAGATACCCGCACGAGCCGGGCGCGCCAGCAGGCGAGACTGCCAATTGTCGATGCTGGTTGGAAGGGGCGAGCAAGAAATGAATGTCACCTTCAATGTACCGGAAAGCGAGTTGGCCAATCTCGGCAACCAGCTATTCCTGTTGACACAGGAGTGGCTTGCTCCGGTGCAGATGGCTATGGCCGAGACGTTCTACGGAGTCGTTCAGAATAATTTTGGTGAAGCCGGTGAGGACCGACCCATTGAGTGGGAAATGTTGAGCCCAGCGTACAGCCGTAAGGTCGGCAGGCCGCACGCAACGCTGGAGGTGACCGGGCGATTGCGTGAGAGCATTCACTTTGATGCCGGGCCGGAGCGTGGTTTTGTAAGCGTCACGAACGCACTCGTACCTTATGCGACCGTCCACCAATACGGCGGTGGAAACAACATTCCGGCCCGGCCCTACTTCCCGATAGACGCCTCGGGGGAGATCACGGCATACACCCGGGCGAAGGTTGAAGCAGCAGCCATCGAGGCGTTGGAGAAACTGACGTGAAGGTAACAGGCAGACAGATTTGTTGGGGCGTGCGATACGAGTGGGTACACGCCCCGATTGCCAACCTGCCTCCTGGAGCGGTGGAAGTGCGCCGACGCCTGCGCCCGAAGGACGTGGGCAAGGTGTTCGTGAAGCACAACGACGTTTTGACGATGCATTATTTGATGCCCAACGGCGAATCTTCCTCGCTGCTCATCAGCGAACCGGTGGCCATGAACAAGCGACGACGATGTTAGCCGCGCCAATCAGCATTTGGGGTCAGGCGACTCGAATCCAAGAGTGGCTGAGCGAATGGGCGCACGAGCACGGCGGAGAGTGCCGGGTGATGGCGAATATGCGGCACTTGTGGGAGGAGGCGGTCAACGCGCTGAACACCAAGCCCCGGTTGTTGGTTTGTTTCAACGGCGAAGTGTCCAGGGGCGGGAAGGAAAGCAACTGGCTGCACCGGGTAGATCGGACCTGGGTGTTGGCGGTGATTCGCGGGCACGGCGGGTTCACCCGCAAGAATCTGGAGTCCGGGATTGGTGAGTCAATCCCGTTCTACGACGTGCTTGAGATCGTTCGCGACAGGGTGCGGGCAATTCTGAGCATATCGGAGGAAATGCCGATTGAATATCGGGCGATGCGTCCAACGCCCGGGTTCGCCGTTCCGGGGACGGCGAATGTGTTCGTGGACGGGTACGTGATCGAGTTCGCGACGGCGAACGACATACCGAACATTCTGGAGTCACCGGAAGGCAATTGAAAGGAAACACGACAATGAAAAGACTGAAGCTGTGGTTGCAATGGAAGTGGTGCCGATTTCAGGCGTGGCGAATGGTGCGACGCGTCAAGCTGCGGCATCCGGGCTGTGAAGACTTGATGGCAGCATGGCCCACGACGGGCGGAGGCTCGCTGGCCACCGGCTATTTGGCACAAGGCGTCACGACAATCAAGTGGGGCAGCAAGCAGCTGGTGCAGGCGGTCGGAAGCGTGGCCACGCATTCATTCCTGATCGTAACCCGGTTTGAACAACGGTCGTTGGTGGACAACATCAAGTTGCCGAACGGGGACGGGCTGACCAGCACTCGCGTCCAGATCGTTGATGGACAGTTATGGGATGTGACGGTGCGCGACGACACGCAATTGACGTCCACAGGACTGCCGAAGATCGGGACAACGGTGAGCATCGTGGATGCAGCCGGGCACATCGATGCAGAAGGCGAAAAGTATTCGGCAACGGTCGTCGAAAACGGATACGACGCGGCGCCCAAAGAGCCGGGCACACGGCGATTCTCGGTGGAGAACTTGATTCTGGTCGAGAGTCAAACCGGAGCAGCCCAATCATGAACGACTACGACAGACTGGTTCAAGAACGGTTGGACCAGCACGCAACCGCAGACGAGGCAGGCAAGCTAGCAGCCCGGGCGCCGTTGCCCGGCCCGCTTCGCGACGCCTTTGCGCCCGTCCCGGACATCGAGGTGGGCAATCTCAAGGTGCGTCCGTTCTACGACGCTGATTTTTATTTCCTGTCATTCCTCGGTCATCCTGTGGCCGGCATCGGGCCAGAGTTCATGGCAACGCACAACGACGACGAGGTGAGGCACAAGTACGAACTGGTGTTGAACGGTATTCTGCCCACCGGCCCGTCGTTCTGGCAAATTGCTTGGCTGCTGACCCGAAGCATCGAGGAGTGCGAGGACGCATTCGCGCAGAAGAAAGATGTCAAGCGGGCGGCACTGCTCCAGTTCGGGAAGTTGCAGACCGTCGCCTTGCAACAATTGCACTTGGCCGTGTTCAAGCAATTCAACATCTACTGGAGCACGGTGCTGGACTACGGCGGGGCAACGGTCGGTGAAGATGGGGAGGCAGCGAAGGCGAGTGTCCCCCCGTCTGGGGCGCAGCCGATGGGTTCGGCTGGCTTCTTGACAAGCAATGCCGCTTGATGCGGGCGTTCGGCTGGACACCGGACTTCGCGCGCAAAGGAATGCCCGGGGCGCAAAGCTGGGCGTACTTTTACTGGGCGCTGGAGAACGAGTTGACGATGTTCGGAGCGGCATTTGAACGGAAGGGTGACGGCTACGTCGCGATGGAACGCAAGAGAATCCTGAAACTGAAGCAGAATGGCAGAGGGTAGTGTCAACGTCGAATTGCGGTTGGTTCTGGACAAGATGCTCCGGCAGGACATCCCGGCAGCCAAGGCGGCCATTCGGGCGAATATGGCAGCCGCAACGAGCGCAGCGGGCGGGACTCCCCAGCAGCAGACTGAACGGACGGCACAGGCCATGGACAAGGTCGCAGCGTCCACCAAGAAAGCGACGACCGAACTAGAGAAACAATTGCGGGTCTGGCGGGAGTTGAACAAGGGCGGAGTTGCTCCGGGCATGAAGATAGTTGACGCCAGCGGCAGGTCTAGCGGACCAGCCGGGCCGGGAGGATGGCGAGCCGGAGCAACGGTGCCGATGAGCGGTGGCGGGCTGGCGACCGCTCCGGGCTACTTTGGTCCGACTCCGCCAAGATTGCCGTACAGCGGTCCACCGCCTCCGGTCATTTCAGGAGGCGGGGCGGGAGGAGGCGGAGCGAACACCGCTTTGGCGGCGATGGGCGGATTCTCCGGGCGGTTCGGCATGTCCGGGATTGCGACAGCGGCACGGGCAGGTCCAGCGGGTGCGGCGATTGCGGCTGTGGTGGCCGCGTTGCTGGCTATGCGGAAGGCGATTCACGAGGTGAACGAGGCCATGGAGCGCGCCCGATCTTTGTACGCCAAGCAGCTGACCAGCGGCGGATTGCCGGGCGGATTCATCGCGCGTCGGGCTATGATGGCCGAGATCGTGGGCGTGAGTGAGGAACAAGTATTTCAATACGGCGAAGCGGTGAAGCGGTTGAATGGTCAGCTGAAGTGGTCGGTATATCACACGCAGCGTGCCGTCCCGGAACTGACGGCCACGGCGTACGCGTTCAAGGTTCTGGCCATCGACATCAAGACGGTGTTCATGCGAATTGCGGTGGATCTGTCTCCCATGCTACGTCAGACGGCACACGGGTTGAGCGTGTTGGCGAAGTCCGTGTCCGTTTTGTACAACGCGGTTATGTCCAATCCGATGGCCAAGTTCATGATGCGTTTGGCGTACAACAACTCCGTGATGGGCGCTATTGCACGGCTGGGCAAGTCCAAGGACGAAGGACCGATGGGCGCACCGGAGTCGTCAGCC